TGATTTTATATTTTCATTTTGTGGCATTTTGCTGACCAAAAATATCTTTTTCTGTCAATATTTTAAATTTCCAACCTTTTTTTCTGCAATATTCTTCTGCTGCTTTCCATTTTGCAGTGTTTTTTGCGTATGTAAACACTTCTTCTATATACTTTTTACTTTTTTTATTTTGTTCTTTTTTTGGTTCTACTATTTGTTTTTCAGGTTTTACTTCAATCATAATAGTTTCAAAATCATTATTAGCATTTTTTATATGTATAATAAAATCTGGAAAGTATCGATGTGGTTTATTGTCTACGGGCGAAATATAGCTTATTGATTTTTCTTCGGATGACCACCAAATTACATTTTTACATAAATCAAAATGACTCATAAGTCTAAGTTCCCAAGAAGATCTATAAATAATATTACAAGGGTTTCCTTTATATTTCTGTGGAAATTTAGGTTTAAATATTCCTTTCATGTTTTTACAATATATATTTTTTTAATTATAAATAATCATAATTATTTATAAACTTACAAAAAGAAAATAGCAAGACTCATATGAGTAATTCAATTAAATCTTTAGCAAGTAAAGCATTAAGTTCTGTATTAAATCAAATAATTAAAGAAAATAAAGAAGGTTTTAGAACTGATATAACTAATTTAGATCAAAACATTAGAATACCTGAAGATTTAGGTGAATTTTATATTTCTATGCGCTTTGAAAAGTATCAAAGACGTAGTATAACAGAATCTCCCAGATATGTTCCTGTTACAGGTATAAGATTACCTTTACCAGAAGAATTAAATGATAATCTTTCAATGAATTATAATACTGAAAATCTTGGTACTTTTTTAGGTTCTGGTATAGAAACTTTTAATACTATAAAAGAAAATGGTCCAATAACAGAAGAAACTGGAAAAGCTGTTTTTGAAACTACTTTATCAGGATTGGGTGCTTTTAGAAATAGAATTTTGGATATTCAAAATAAACTTACTGGTTTAAATGTTCGTGCTGCTATTGAAGCATATTCTGGTTTGACATTTAATGAATATCAAGTTGTATTGTTTAAGTCACCAAATTTTAAAAAACATCGTTTTTCTTGGCGACTTGTACCAAAGAATGAAAAAGAATCCAATAATATAGCAAATTTAATTAAAATTTTTAAATACTGTGCTTCACCAGGTTTACAAGGTCAAACTGGCTTTTTATTTGAGTTTCCGGAAATATTGAGAGTAAGTTTACATCCGCAAACACAATATTTGTATGAGTTTAAACCTTGTGTAGTTGAAAATATTTCGATCAATTATGCTCCAAATGGTTTATCTTTTTATAAGTCTACTAAAGCTCCAGTTGCTGTTGATTTTGCTATTAGTTTACAAGAAGTAGAATTATGGACAAAAAGAGATTTTGAAATGGCTGGAATAAGTTCTTCAAAAGTAATAAGTACTTAAAGGTTTTATCATGGAAAAACTGTTTTCAAAATATCCTGAAGTTCAAATAAATGGAAAATTAGCAAAAAATCTTTTATTTCGTTACAAGTTTAATCGTAAAGTTTATAATAATAGTATATTATATTATCCTTATTCTGTATCTGCTTATGAAAGACCAGATATGATTGCAGATAGAGAATATGATGATCAATATCTTTCATGGTTGATTTATTTAACAAATAATATGATCGATCCTTACTATGATTGGTATTTGAATGAAGATGAACTTAACAAGTTATTAATAAAGAAATATGGTTCTTATGCAAATGCTGTAAATAAAATTAAATATTTTAGAAACAATTGGTATTTGGATACAAATAATATTATATCAGCTAGTGCATATAACGCTCTTCCTTCTAATCTTAAGTTATTTTATGAACCTCTTATGGAAAATGACTTAATTACAGAATCTCCTAAAAACTATAAAAGAAGAGAAGTAGATTGGAAAATCAATACTAATTATATTATACTTTATAATGTAAACAATTCAAATAATTTTATCAAGGATGAAATTATTGATATAAAAATATCGCCTACTTCATCTGGTAGTGGTCAATTAATACAAGCTAGTAATAATAAACTTATATTACAGCATTTTACAGGTACCTTTACAGGCACAATTACATCGCAAAGCAATCTTAAAGGAAGAGAAAGTAAAACTAGTGCTACTATATTGTCTTATAATATTATAAGAAATAATATACCTGCTGGTGAAGCTACTTTTTGGTCACCAGTAACTTATTTTGAATATGAACAAGAAATAAATGAAAACAAAAAAATAATTCAGTTATTAAAGAAAGAATATTTGCCATCAATAATTAAAGACTTGGAAAGAGTACTAAAAGAAAGTAATGAGTAATAGGAATTATAGACCTGGTGATGTTAATATTAATAGTGTTATTATTACGTCACAAAGAGGTTCAGTAGATTTAAAAAATTCATTTGTTTCTGGTTCTATCTATGAAAGTATTTTTACTCCTGGTATATATGCTGAGCTTAGAGTTTTGGATACAAATGACATTCTTGGAAATATGAGATTATTAGGTGATGAGACAGTAACATTGAATATTGGTGTTTTGGGAAGAAAAAATGTAAACTTTATCTTTTCTTTATATGAATTGGCTGAACTAGAAAATGTTGGTGCACAAAGTGGTAAGATGTATACTCTTAGATGCGTTTCTGAAGAGGCTATGCACGCAAAAACAAATGTTATAACAAAAAGTTATTCTGATTTACTTTGTTCTGAAATGATAAATGATATTCATAAGAATTATTTGAAAAGTAATAAACCTTTAATTATAGAACCAACAGAATCACCACAAAGAATAATCATACCTACTAAAAAACCTTATGAAGCAATTGAACTTGTAAGAAGAAGATCAATTTCAGTAGAAAATCCTTCTTCTGTTTATACTTATTTTGAAAATCATGATAATGATAAACAAACATTTAATTTTGTTACTATAGAAAAATTATTTCAAGGCAATATCATAAAAAATTTTCAGCTTTCTAATGCTATCAATACAACTATATATGCTAGAGGTGATGATAATATACTTGCTTTTAGTATACCACAGCAATTTAATGCAGTTAATAGAATATCTTATGGTGGTCCAAGAAGAGTTGCTTTTTTCAATTTTGCTACATGGCAATATGAGTCTATAGTAGTAGATACTAATGATAATCAACATACTTTAGGTGGTAATGCTTCATTATATACTCCTTCTTTTCGTAATAAATATTTTAATGAAGAAAATCCACCAATTTCACGTATACCTATAGATATTGTAGAAAGACCACTTACAAGTATACCAGAAAACACTCCTAATTTTGAATCTTTTATCGCAAGTATATCACAAAATGCAATTAAAATAAAGGTAATAGGTGATACTATTTTAATGGCTGGTAAAATTATAAATTGTATTTTGCCAAACAAAAATGCTTTAACAACAAATAGAAATGAAGATAAACTAATTTCTGGTAACTTTTTAATAAGTAGAATACATCACAGAATATCTGAACCTATGAATAAACCAAGATATACATGTTCTATAGAAGCAATAAAAGGTAATTATGAAAGATGACAGAGCGTAATTTTGGTAATTTTTTGCGATTTTGGGTAGGACGGGTTGTAAATGTAAATGACCCATATGAATCAGGAAGAGTTCAAGTAAGAATATATTCTCATCATGATGATGAAACAAAAATACCAAATAAAAGTTTACCTTGGGCACAAGTATTACAACCCGTAACATCTGCTGCTATAGGAAGAATAGGCACAGCACCAGTTGGTTTAGTTGTAGGTGCTAGAGTTTTTGGTATTTGGCTTGATAATGACATGCAACTTCCATTGGTTTTAGGTTCTTTAGGTAGAGCAGGTGAAGTAAAAGATAATAATACTAGAAGTGGTATACCTGAAATTGATGTAAATGCTGGTAGTATACCTTTATCTGCAAGAAATATACCAAATAACCCTTATGCTGCTTTAGAACAAAATCAACAAAGAATAACAATAGATCAAATAGATTCTGGTAAAGCAAATATAGAAAGAGTTGAAGAAGAAAGTGGCATTGTTCTTACTACAGAAGTAGAAAATGGTATGCAATATACTGATGTTCCTACTGTAGCATCTGGTCCTATTAATCAAACTGATATATTAAGTTTAATAAGAAATGTTGATCGAAGTGATAGAATTTGTTCTATACGAGGTTTAGTAGAACAAGCACAAAGAATTATATATGAAATTGACATTACTTCAATGGGCAATCGTTTATTGAATAATT